AGATGGTGACATCAGGTGCATCGTAACACGCTAGACACTTTACAGTGTCTCCTGTGGCGTTATAGATGTAGAACCGAAATGTCCCGATGAATTCATCCTTGAGGACTTGTTTCTTCAAGAACTCACGGGCACACGGCATATCGAGACCATCAACGAGGAGTAGTCGTTGTGGTTTATATTCGGCTTTACTGACATCTGTCTTGAGATCAATCCCATTGAACATGGGTGAGAGATACCAGTTTGAGTAGTACTTCTCGTTCTCCAATAGAAAGGTCTGATCAAAAGAGATGGTCTTTAGGGATTGGGCTTCCACTTTCTTGATATCATCCAAGAGATCTTCAAGAGCTGAACACAACTCATTGATGATGAACGGATCCTTGAATGGCAATCCAGCAATGTTTGATGCCGTGAACATAGCACGTTTGATTTCACTATCCCAACCATCGTCAACCATCAATGTCTCCAACTCACTCAGTGACTTACCGGTGTCATCTTCACCAGGTTCATCATCATCGTCATCCTCGTTATTGAACTGGATGGTGATCTCTTGACCACCACCAAGGATATACAAGTTCTTTGTAAGAGGATCGATCTGAGTTAATACTGTCTCTATCCTGCTGTCCTTAAAGGCCTTTGTGATGAACTCAGTTCTGATAAGGTAGCATTGATCTTGGATAGCTTCCAAAGAGAACAACTCCTTGAATGTTTTCAAGAAGTCGTCCTTCGGTTTGATACAGTGGATGGACACCATGGGCAACGAGGTATAAGTCATTAACATGTCAGGATCAGCATTGCTGATGACCAAACAGTCCTCATATCCGGGGAGGTTCAAATAGAGATACTTGCACGCTCTAGCGGATACAGATGAAATGTATGTCTGACACTGTTTCTGGAACTTAGTTATCGGATTAGTCTTCTTACCCATGATGTCCATCCATGTTTGATTTATTCACTGGCAGGAGTGGTCTCCATACCGGATGACTGGGTTTCACTTTCCACAGACGTGGTGTCGACAGGGTCAGACGCAGTATCGGCCGCATTGTTGTCGAGCGGAGCGACTTCACCGTCAGGGATGTCTTCATCAGCCAGGTCCTGATCGAGGATGGTGCTGTCGGCTATGACGCCCTGTACGATCTGGTCCACCTGAGCATCAGACAGTTCATCGGCCTTCTGTGCCGACAGGGTATTGATGTGTTCATCAAGATCCTTCAACAGATTGGCGAGGCCATTGGCGATATTTTGACCCACGTTGGTGGCGATATCAGCGGCGAAGAGATCATTGATTTCTTTCATAGGTGCCAGGCGTGTGGCGATTTCCAGCTGCAGATCATTGACCTTGGGCATCAGGTCGCCGATGAATTCACCCATGACCATAAAGGCTGCATGAGGAGAGTGGATGCCCTTGCGGTAATCCATGATCTGTTTGCGATAGCCAGTCAACTTTACTTCAAACATCAGCATGTCTTCATGGAACTGACGCAGAGTGGCAACGGCCTTCAGCAGATCAGCCGGGGCCATATTGGCCATATTCTTTTCATTGAACAACCAGCGGTTGCTGGTGATCCAGAGATGCTGGCCAAGCAGGATGCAGTCTTTGAGGTAAGGATTGTACTGGTCAATGGATTTGACGACTGAGAAAAGCTCCTGCCGAGCCTGCACAGTGGGGTTCTTGCCGTTGACGTTTTTAATAGATTTGCGACCCATGGTAAACTCTCCTAGTGGATGATTGGTTGAAATGCCTTCAACTCATTTGTGGTGATGTCGAAACATATCATCCCACAAAGATAAAAGTTTAGATAGTGTGTCTGATGAAACAGAATAAAGGAGTTTGATAATGACTACATTCTTCTACAATAATCTCATCCTTGAGAATACAGATCCAATCGACTATGTCGATCGATTCGCTGATCATCTGATCATTGAAGGATATACCGAGTTATTTGATTTTACAACATCACTTGGTGATTTTAGCTCTACCGGCGTGGCTTCCCATGATCAGTTTGAGTCAACACTCGATGGTCCTCCAGTTCTCCGCACTTACAACAATTTTACAGTGAATGCAGGACACACTGTTACACCAACACAATGATGCAAAGGGTTGTACTTGAATATTCTTGGCGACCTCACCATCAATGGTACGTTGAGCATGACTGCACGAGGAGCCAAAGCTAAAGGTAAATATGTTGGCATTAGCAAACTAGCAAGTGTGGTTTGTTATAATGAAACCAATATATTTAACAACAATTTTACTGTGATTCCACCTACCACTTCTGGCATCCCCGTTCAACCTGCTCCGTTCTATGGCACTAACGGTGTAAATGGTACCGATGGTGGTTGTGGATCAGGTGGAACTGGTGGACGGCAGACCAGAGTTGCCTCGGGTAATGGTACAGCACTGGCCGGACTTGGTGCTGCTGGTTCAAGTTTTTCCGGAGGACCTGGTGGTGGAGGGCTGAATGTTTGGAGTTTATCCGCTCCAACTGCTGCAAAATCTGGTGAAGCTAATGGTGGTAAGGGTGGCGATTCGCTAGCTTACAATAATGATAATTCTTACCCCAGATACACCGGCGGCGGAGCCGGTAACCCTGGTGGCAGCGTCGTAACAACCGGTGGACTGGGTGGTGGTTCAAAGGGATCTGATGGCACTGGTGGTTTATTGATATTGTTCGTCAAAGGTGACATTATCTTTGGCCCTACTGGTGCGATAGTTTCGCATGGTTCTAACGGCGGTGCTGCTATTGGCGGCAAATGGGGTTCCGGTGGCGGCGGATCCGGTGGTGGTGCGATACACATTCTTCACCGCGGTATTATTACTGATTCCACTAAAGTGACTGCAACTGGCGGTCTTGGTGGAATTGGAAAAGGATCTGAAGGTGGTTCGTCTGGCGGTAAAGGTGGGGATGGTACTGTCAACATTGTCCAGTTATAATGATAGTCAGGTGAGGGTTGCCCCTCACCTGACTATCTACAGAGCTGCAAACCAGCTGTCGGAACAAGCCGATTTCAGACGTGCCGTCAAATCATCGTAGTAACCATCGATGAGCATCGTGGTATTGTCAGCAAACATGATAGGATTATTGAGCACGCCGGATTTGGCAGGGAGTGCAAAGCGGGCAGCATCAGACTTGAGATCTTTAGCGATCTCGGGATCTTCGTCTTCGCCGTTGATGAGGGCAAGACTGGAAAGCAGTGACAATTTGATCATGTCACGGTCAGTCAGTTTTTGCACCACCATAGAAGTGGCGAGCTCGTCATAGAGACGAGCATATTCAATTTCACTGATATAGCCGGAGCTGGCATTCTTGAATTCTTCAAGCGCAGTGCCGAGTCGGTTCAGTGTCTCTTCAGAGCTCAGTCTGCTGTCTTCCAGCAGAGCTGTGCGGAATTGGTGCATCACCGCAGAGATAAGGGCGTACCGAGTACGGTTTTCCTTATTGAGATTGGTGCCGCGCTTCCATGCAGCAAAGCGCTCCATGCGTTGTGTTTTGTAACGGTCGTTCATACTTACTATGCCTGAAGCCATGGTTATTCTCCTCGCTGTGTAATGACACTTTGGATGTATCTTTTGTGTTAACATTCAGCCATTCAATATACCAGCAATATACATCTACAAGGACGGGATATGCCAGACCATATGCGAATCGCCCCGGATCAAATAGATCCTCGTCCATTGGTGATGAAAGAGTATACAAACAACCAAGTGCGACACCTTCAATTATTGTACCCTGACATCGATGTAGCTGTCTTAGAGGACATAGTTAAGGAAGACGCAGAAAAGTCGCTTAGAAGGCCAACAGGGACCATTATCACCTATCCTGAGCCAGGAGAGTGTGACCTTCGACAGATTGACTTACTCACTTTCATCACGACTCATAGAGGTGATGTCATCACCCCGATTGGGACCATCTTTAAATCCGATCCTAAACATCCACCTTCATCAGTCAAGTATTGTGACAACTGCAACAAGTCACGGACACACTTCAAGAAGCTGATGTTCGCTTGTATGGAGAAAGGTGACAAGGATGGTGAAATCAGAAATGACAAACGCCAAGCTCTGAAGAAGATCAAGAGTAACTCTATTATCGGAGCTCATGGATTTAAGGGCAGTGCGTTTTACGATAAAGAATGTTTCAGTGGTGTCACGTCATTGGGTCGAAATGGTGTCATCGCATCCTACGGGATAACTGAACAATGTCTGGTCAACAATTTTTATTGGAATGATCCAGAAAAAGTCATCAACCATGTCATCACAGTAGCTGCGGCAGCCAACCAGGAGTATGTCAAGACTATCTGTGAGAAATTCAATCTGTATATCCCAGATCCTGTTACAGCAGCCGGGAGATTACTTGAGTCAGCCAAATATTACTTGTCACCAGCGACAAGGAAACAACTCATGGCCGATCTGGTCAAGTTGATGGAACGGTTGACACCTGAACAGAGAACTTACATTTTTTATCGTCGGTCAATGATCAATATGTTTGTATACAACTCAGAGTTCTTCAAGAAGAAGATCGCTGGATTGTTCACACTCGATAAGGTATTGGAAGCTCGTCCTGACTATCAGGAGTTATTGGAAGCAACTGATCCGAAGTCTGCCACATCCTTACCTGAAGATGTACAAATGATGCTTTCAGTTATATATAACCATGTGCTCAACTACAATGCGGTCAATCGAGAACTTGTGTCTGACAATCCGGACATGGCAAAAAGGTTTGGTCTGATTGGTAAAGCAGCCATGGAATACCTTGAAGAGTTTGAGGAAGTGTATCTTCCTTTCATGTACTCTGGTGAAATATTGAACCGTGTATTGGAAAACAAGTATATCATCCGTAAAGCTGTGGCTATTTCTGATACTGACTCGGTTATCTTCACGATGAAAGCCCCTGTGGCATGGTTTAGGTCGGGTGATCTCTCAGTCACTCAAGAATCATTGAACATGTCAGCATATACCGTGTATATGCTCTCCAGGGTGCTCAACACAGCAAATAGAGACCTCGCCATAGCCAAAGGTGTGGTCACTGAAGAAAATGTCAAGAGAATCAATCTGAAGAGCGAATTCTTGTATCCGGTATTAGTGAAGACAGACTTAGGCAAGCATTACTTTGCGAAATACATCGCTAAAGAAGGACGCATGCTGAAGACACCTAAACTTGATGTGAAAGGTGTTGAATTCCAGTCGTCTACATTGCCGGCAGTCACGCAAGAATTCACCAAGTCGATATTGCACAAGATCATCGATGACGTGATCAAATATGGCAATCTGTATGAGAATGATTTCATTCAGGTATGTCTGGACTACGAGAAGAAGATCTTGAAGTCACTGCACTCAGGTGAACTTGGATATTACGCCAATGCTTCTGTAAAGGACAAGGCCCAATACAAGCAACCTGAACGGAGTATCTACTTCAACTACGAATTGTGGCAAGACGTGTATGCTGCTCAGTACGGT